CTTACAAAGCTTTATCGCTTATTCAAGCGATGTTGCAATACTGCCATTTTGACAGCACTGCCTACAGTCCAGCCCACTAGGAACCAGAACACGCGGAATGTTACAGGGTATTCCGCATAAAACCCATTTAACCATTTTGTGAATTGTTTTTGCATGATAATGCCTCCATTAGCGATTAATTAAAATTAACAGTGTAATAGTAAAACTAATTACAAAACCTAATTGAAATGCCAGCATCTTATAGACACTGGCACAATCTTCTCTAGTCTTATTAAGGCCTGTTATAGCTTCGTTTAACATGAGTGTCTCCTCCTTATTAGTCAGCCATAGCACAGCTTTGATAAGCTATTAATGTTTTGGATACAAATTCATATCCTTGATGCTCTTTAAGAACATCGAATACTCCATCAACGGATTGAACGGAAATATATTCTCCTACTGGAGATTTTAGAACATAATTATAAAGACCTGTGATAAACATAACTTTTTCTCCTTTCACAGATATGAATGAAATATGAAGACAGATTGTCTCATAGAAAATTTCGGCACGGAGTGCCAAAGAACTTCAACAGGAGTACTATGCCGTAAATATCGACATAGTACCTCATGAAAAGTTTCGGCACGGAGTGCCAGCATTAATCTCCAGTTAATAATTTAATAGTCTCTGGAGATAACTTACGATACGAATATTCTGTAGCAAGATACATCGGATGACGTTCATAACTAATACAATCTTCGTCGTTGTCGCCAGAAATATCTGCCCAGGCAGTAATCTTAACAGCAAATTCACCGTCTAATGTACCTTCATTTGCCGAAACAATATCGTCATGATAATATTTTTCCTCGATGTATTCCAAAGCTTTTTCCCAGCTGGATACATCGATAACTTGGTCGGGGAATATTTCACCAAAGAATATAAATCTCATATATCCTCCTATCGACAATAATGGCGAATATCTTCACCTTCGTATATAAAACTAAATACATCGTTATCAAAATCGCCATAACGTTTATATTTCTTAGCTACGGCAATTAATTCCTCTAAAGAAGAGCTTAAATAGCATCGCTCTTCTTTAAAAGGAAAATCTTCTTTTATGTGGTAGAAGTATAAACGTTCTCCTACCGCAAAAGGTTTTTTATTAACCCAGCATAATTTAGGACGCCATGCTTCCTTCTTATTACTAGGTATAACAATACGCCACACGAAAGTATCATTGCGTCCTCCGTGCGACAGTTCAATGTTTTTGAGAGGCATAATTATATACCTCTCATAACTTTTTCGAGAACTTCTAATACGTCCTCTACTTCGAGCCAGCCTAATACATCGTCTGTAATACATGTGTCGTAACAACACTTATCATCTCTAAGCATAGCTAGCTCGAACAAACCTTCGTCCCCGCCATAAGTCATGGAGCTTCGAATTACGGAAACCTCCATGTCGTCATGGTTAGGGACAGAAAAACGCCAACATTCGGTTTCTGGAGCAAATACTCCGGCTTCGCGGATAAAGAAATCCTTGAATAACGGATGACGAACAAAGTCTTTTACAACTTTGTCATCATTAGATACATTGGCAGATAATAATTCTGCCCAGGAATTTTGATTTTTTTGACATGGCATAGTCGCCTTAATAGTTTTCATAGTTTTTTCTCCTCCTATGAATAAATAAAATACAGAGGGATAAAATACCCTCATAAAACATTTCGCCCCGGCGGGGCAGATTAATTACTAGTAAACTACTACTGCCGGATCGGCTAAATAACACAAGAAAGAATATATTCCGTACAATGAGACCCGAAGGGACACTGCCGAAATCAAGACAAAGGTGACAGGTGAGTATTCGACGACCAGAGACGCAGCAACCGGACTACGTCCTACGTTGCAAGCGTCGGAAGTCGAATACGGTGCCGCCCTCTCTTATTAGTATTATAGTATTATCTAATACTATACTAATAAATATATATAAGGGCGGACACCTGTCACCGAACAATATAAATAAAAAAATAAAGCTTTAGCCATAGATATATATTAATATACCTACAACTAAAGCTTTATATATTATTTAATGAACGTAGCACGAACTGCCATTCTTCTTCTTGGCATCTTAATAGCACGTTCAACTAATTCATGAGTTTCTTCTGGAGTAATTTCTTCTCCTAAAACCCAACTAACGATAGAGCCCTTGTAATAACAATTAGGACGTTTAAATTCAACGTCTAGACCGTTATTATTTTCCATAGTATCTACGATTGTTACACCGTAGATGCCACGATTATTAAGAGCCAAATTTAATGCTAAAGTAGAAACTGTATTCATGATAATACCTCCTGTGAATACAAATACAAAAATGAGGGCAAATTACCCTCATAGTAGATTTCGGCACGGAGTGCCAAATACTAATAAATAACAAACAACTTATATAGGACTTGCCCCGCAGGGGACCCTCCGTCAGGAGGCCCCCGGCAGGGATAATTTCCCTTAGAAAATTTCTCTTAAAATCTTATATAAGTATAAATAGAACTGTCGGGCCCTCGCTCTGCTAAGCTACTTCTTTGAGTAATGCTAGAGAGGAGGACCCGGAGGGTAAATTAATCTAATACTGTAAGCATTAAAGCTACAGACTTAATTTCTTTCCCTTGTTTCTCGAATTGATTAAAGCACATGTTGTCCACATGCACCTTAACTTTAGCTTCGCCGTAAGATCTCATAATCATCTCACGAATTTCAGAGGATAAAGATATAGCACATAATTGTGCATATCCATCTCCTTTTAAAGACTTTACGAAAATGCCGTCTGATGGCGCTTTACCGTCTAAGCCCTTTGCTTTAATAGCTTTTGCTACAGAGCCTGCCATTAAGACAAACTCTTCGTATCTAATAACTTCGCCATTAGAGTCTTCTTTATGGAAACCTTGTGCTACTGCAACTTTTGATGCAGCATTAGCAAAGTCATTGGATTTTACTAACAACTGCTTCTTAGGACGGTCAAGTTCCATACCGTCTAACGGTGTTACGATAATGTACAAGCTACCATTTTCGCGCACGAACAATTCATATGATCCATTCACAGTCGGTTCACAGAATAAATATTCGTCTGAAGACAAGCCCTTATTGAAGAAGACGTATTCGCCTTCTTCTTCATCAAGACCTGTTGCAGGACGATATGCATCAGCTGCGCCTTTAAAACGAGGTGTCACCTCTACAACTCGTAAGGATTCGAGTTGTTTCTCTTCACTAGCATGTTCCCATGCATAGTGAACAAGGTCTTTTTTAAGGCATACACTGCCATAAATAAAACCTTGTTTACGAGCTTCTTCATAAACATTTGTTTTATCTGGATTAATGCCCATGCCCCAGATAAGCATATTGCGAACATAATTCGCAATCTTGGACATTGGAGAGCTCATTAGCTCTCCTTTAATGTTCTCATTGGAGGACTTTCTAATGTCTTCAATGAGTTCATTTACATAACCAGTAAGGCCTTTAGCTTCACTGTTTTGTTTTTTCAAGTTAATACCATAAGCATCCACCGTAGCTTTTAGTTGCTCTAATGCAACCTCAGCTACTTCATTCTGGATCTCATACAATCCAGATTTAATGCCTAAACTTTTTACTTGTTGTTCTTTTTTATTGATTCTCATTTTGATTCTCCCTTTAAATACTCACGACTAATTTTAACCGCGTCGCTCAATGTTAACGTACCGTCTTCTAAATTAAAATCTATGCACGCATATTGTTTACGACGCATAGAATGAATACCCTTCAACATATCGCCGATTGGGTCGAACGCTGTACCAGGGCCAGCTTTCGCCATATCGATAATATGTCCGATTAAGCTCGGAGCTATAATAAGGATATCCACAAAATAATTAAGAATAGATTCATTGCTCATGTCAGAGTTTAAAAACTCTTCGTATAAAGCAATAACAACATCGTTAGAGCATTCGTCTTCATGAATGTCTCCAACGTTGAAATGACGTTGATATGCTTTTTTAGACATATCAACTTTGGCTTCTAAATTCTTGCGAACGATATCACAAGACTTAGAAAATACTTCGGTACCACGAGTACCGACAATTTCGAGAACAAGAGAAGACTTGTTCACGTATTTTCCGACATTCATGTCTGTTAAACCAGACACAAATACCGATTCAATGAAATCAGAATAACTGCTGGCTTCAAGTAAACCTTGAGCAGCTACCTCGCTTTTGATACCTACCATATAATGGATCTTGCCATCATATAGGTCAGCATCTGTGCCGACGAGCCATAGGTGTTTGTCGGTATCATGATCCGACCCCCCTTGGCTCATCTTGAAATATTCGCTGCCTGTGCAAATGAATCCACTAATCGGAATCATTTTTAGCTCATCTAAAGCAGCGTCAACTAAACCTTGAGCTAACTTTTCAATGTTTTTTACCACGCCTTTGGACGCTAAATATTTCATGGCATCCTTAACATATTCATCATATCTATCTTTTAATAGATTAATGAAATACTGTGCTGGACGAATCACAGCTTTATATGACTCGCCAGCATGTGGGAAGCGGATGCCTTCCGCTTTAATCCCAACTTCCAAAGTTAACACTAAATCTAATAATTCCTTATCAAATTTAGCATTAATTAAAGTCTCCTTAACTTCAGGAGAGCTTTCGTTACCGTACATATCGACTGTGCGATAACCACACTTTCTTAGTGTGCGAATGAATTTGGCGTTAGACACACCAATTTCTCCCTCTGCAACCAAACGAGTTGCAGAGATTTTTAACACAGGATCTACTTCTGCAGTAGCCATAAAGCTACCACATCCGCTGTCCCATTTGGAGTTCTCATTCATTTTATTGAGAGCCTCCACAATATTTTTTACAAAGGAAATACCAATTTGTTGGTCTTCCTTCAAAATTTCAGGCATAAGAGCTACTGCTCTATCAACCTCTGAACCATTAAAATTACCACGAAAATGATTTTCAATTTTTGCAGTAATTTCTTTTTTAGCTACTTGTGCAATATACGCACGATTTAACTTTTTATTCATGTTTTTTCTCCTCTCATGAATAATAACAAAAATTCTACACAACGTATTGACAGTGTTGTGTGGAGATTCTCCCACGAGTTTCGTGGAAGAATTGAAGGATGCGCCACTCCCATGCTTTAGGAGATGGTGCTAACTCAGGCACACGCTTCATGCCATTTTCATCTGTAATGGCAAGAAGACGGCCAGACGGATTGCCAAAGATGGCAACATTATAGTTACCTTTCTTATAATAATCAACAAACTTTTCGGCATGGATTACACCGTCCTTCATACCGAAGACTTGAACTTCATCCATAGCTAAGAAAGCTTGTTTCCAAGCTTCCATAGAATTTCCATGTAACGGCTGAGAACCAACTTTGATACTCAAAGCCGTTATACGCATTTGGTGATATGATGGTTTTGCCATTGGCATACCATAAGCGGAACAGAACCACTCATGATGGTGATATGCCATACCATCGTAGCTATCACCAAACTCTGTTGAATCTAACTTAGGCACAACTGCAATACAGTCTTTGCTTAAATCAATACTTATAGTTTGTGCTGGTGCGGCAAACAAACCTACGTATGTGTTTAATTTCTGTGCTTTGCCCGGTGTTAGGGCAATTGCAGTAAAGCCTTGCGCGCAGAGAGCCTGAACGCGTGCTTCAAATTTTTCACGTTCAGACTCAAATACCATTACAATCATCATTTGTCTAATCATAGACGGAGATAATTGTAACGCGTTAAGATAACGAAGTAACGGATGTTTCTTCGTTAACTCAAGCACAGCAATTACATCTTGAACTTCCCTCAAATGAGAGAAATCCAATTTAGCAATGCCTGGGATATAAGCATTCGTATCTACGAATACTTTATTCTCCCATCTAATATTATCAGATAGGCCATCCAGGCAAATAATGCCAGTTGCAACAGATGCACGGATAGTATCTCCATGCTCCAAAATACCAGAAACAGGCAGGCTTGAGATGCTTGCATGTGCAAGCGGTATCTTTGCCTTACCTTTTAATTCAAATGTAAAACTGGATACATTGGCAGTTTCAAACTGCTGCAATGCACCCAAGTCTTCCATATAATTATGGAAGACAGTTTTTGTTGCTTCTTGAGCAACTAATTTTAATTTTAAATTTCTTGGAACCATGTTATACCTCCCAGAATAACATTAAAATAAAAATAGTTTAACGTCATTTCGGACAATAATATTAATGGATTATTTAATTTGCTTTAAATCCGTTACCCATTCGAAAGTGTTGGATGGTGCGTCATTCTCACGCATCCACACCTTCGCTTGTTCAAGGCCGTTAAAGCCTTTGAATTTGGAAGATTTGCCATCAGTGAGCTCTTTACAACGAGCCCACTTTAACACAAAACCTGTATATTCCACACTAATTACAGCATAGAAATTTTTATTTTGTCCTTCTGGACGGACAAATGTTTCTTCTTCTTCAGTGTTAATTTTCACTGAAGGTTCTACCTTTTTTGCAGCCTTTTTAGCTACAATTTCAGCTTGACGCTTTACTTCGCACCAAGCCCAGTAAACTGTGTTGTATTCCTTATCAGTACAACTTTTTTTGTTTGTGTAACTAACTGGAGTTATAAAGGATAATAATCTATCATTACTGTCCTTTACTAATACTGTACCATGCAATGATACAGTTTTGATATTTTTAAAGCCTAAGTCCTCATAAAAGACTTTTGCTTTCTTACCTCCATCGATAATGCTGGAGTATTCTTTCTTACCAGAGAAAGTTTCTCCGGAAGAGTTTAAAATACCAAATACAAAGAATTTTTTTAAGTTTGTTGTTGCAGTCATAATAGACCTCCCTTGCCTTACGGCATTAATTAAAATAAAGGGCATAATATATCCCTTATATAAGAGCTATATCTTATGTATTATATAGCTCTTATATAAAGAATGAGTTAGTATTTATATAGCGTCCTAACTCACGACGCTTCTTCCTGTCACACTAACACTACAACGTAATGAAGCGTGACAGGAATACTGCTCCTGTTGTTGCTAGACATGCTAGTACAACAGAAGCAATTACTATAATAAGAATATCTCTGTACATAGTTTCACCTCCTATTCTATGTAATGAGATATATACGTTGCTATAGTTTATAGTCATACAGCTGGACTAAGAAACTAGCGATAGATAGGTACTGCTACCTTGTCGCCAATTTGTAGTTGACGACTAGTTGCACCTCCTTCCATCTTCTTACTTTCGCTGAGAGAATAGCTCTCAGCGTCTCTAACATCGAAGGATACATCACTTCCTTGGTTAGCTTTAAGAATGATGTCGTCGAGAGTGTCTCCACTCTTGACTACATAAAGTTGGTAATGATGTGGTTGTTGCCATACCAATTCTGGTGCAAATGTTGCACCTAATACTACTGTTGCTGCTAAGATTGCTGCTGTGAATTGTTTTTTCATTTTATTTTCCTTTCCTCCCATCAATTAGACATAGACATTGTGAAGGAAGTGTTTTGTTTTACACAATGTCTTTATTTAAACTGACCCCATCACAATGATGAAGGTCATGACCAATCGACCATCGTTCGTCCCAAACACCACCATGAATCAAAGGCGGGGGGGCGAACTTTGGTCGATCGACCATATATATATAAAACACTTACCCCCTCTAAAAAAATTTCAGATTTTGTTCTTATATAAGATTTTCTCAATAAGCCGCGCTAACTGAAAATACATTTATTAATTTCTTTTCTTGTTTATTTATTTTTCTTATTTATACATCTCTACTGAGAATATACATTTTCTCATATATAAATCTACGATCCTTATCCAAAAAATATACGCACCACAATCTACATCTTTATGGCGAACATATATTCGGCCGATAAATCGGCAAAAAAAATAAGAGCCCAATTAAGGACTCTTACTTATAACTAAGAAAGTTCGTTATGAAATCTTTTTTGACGAATGTCTTAAATTCGTTGAACGTACGTTCTTCATTCTTCGCGCCGATAAACGTATCGGCTAATCGTTTTGCTTGTTCTTTAAATAATAGTGTTTGTATCTCGCCGCGTAATGTATGAATATGATGATCGAAATATAAATAATCTTTAATCGACAAAAATTTAAGTACGATAATAAAGATATATTTCTTACGTATGTCTCTATTAGTTAGATTAACATGATCATATAGATAATTTCCTATAATATTATATTTAATGATATCTTTAATCCTAGCTCGGGATAACTTACGATTCATATAATCAAATGACGAATAATACATGTCGACGATATGATCGACATAAACATCGATTGATTTCGTTTTCATAAAAAAATATCCTCCATACAATATAATAATGTATATAATATATTATATCATATGGAGGATTAAAATCAAAGGTTAAATACGCTTATGTCGTCGCCATTTGGAGTAAGACCACGCATATATAAAGTATTGCCTTCGACAAAGAAAGATTTTACTTCTTGTATGCCCTGATACCCAGCAATAACGTCAGATGCTATGTCTTTTATTAAGATGGCAAAACAATTTGTCATATAATTATACCAACCATCATCATTATCAGATGCTCGTTGTTCAATAGAAGAATAAATGATAATTTGATTCCAGTTTGCCGGAAGATCGCAAACTTTAAATTTTGGCTTAGATCTGGATCCTCTATTATTCCTAACAGTAACACGACCGCTCCAAATTTTATTAGCCGAAATCTTAGCAAATGTGGTAGAACTACCACCTTTAGGCAAATTACTTACTTTATTGTTTAACGTTTCAATCTCTTCTTGAAGAGCGAATTTTTTAACTTCTTTTGTCGTAGCATTGTACCAGCCTGGGCGACTAACACAACATAAATTAGTTTCGTAAGTATTGCCATCGTAATCACCTAAATCGAGATGAGCTTTACCTTGCGCAATTTCTTTAAGAGTAGATCCAGAACCGATACGATGGTATTTACCAGTGCCAGGACCTGTCTCCATAAGTATCGGATTATTATAAGCAAACTTAAGAGGACCAGTTATAGTGTCGCCATTTTTATTTAACTTACTATCCAATTCGTTAATAACGTTGCCAGATAATTTATCTTTCGTAACGGAATGGTCACGGAGCTTTCTTGTCGTAACGCTAGCATCGGGATGATCCAGCTCTTCGAGCGTACGATGTTTACTTAAATCAGATTTAAGGCTGTTAACTAATTGTTTTAAGCCGTCGCCTGTCGTATCGAACGAAGATTTCAATTCATTCTTTAAGTTGGCGAGTAGCGAATCGATCTGATCTTTTAAATAATATTTAGCGATAAGATCACTTAGCAAGCTGTCGACTTGATCTTTTGTATAATGATCTTTTAATAGTTTAGCTTTAGTCGGGAATAACTTATATAAAAGAAAAGCACTTAATGCTTTATCTTCGCTAAAGCCAGATTCGCCTTCGACATACTCGTCGGACGAAATTACTTCTTTTTTGTCAACATGCTTGACTCTGTCTTTCAACCGATTTAACATGTCAGCACGTTTCGGTTCACTTTCGTTAACGGTGAACTCATAATCGTATATATTAGTTTCTGGCATATGAATATGTCCTTTCGTAGATTTAAAATATATACTACTATATTACAGAAAAAATCCCCGCACTAAGTACGGGGATATATCTTTATTATAAATGATCGTTAGGTTGTAACGGGATGATACGCCAAGATCCAGGGCCTTCAGTAGACTCTGCAACATAAAGCGTATCATTATTTATTATCATTTGTCCAGCAAACGCTGGTGCTTGTGTAACATCACTTGCCATAAGTTTGTCGATGCGAACGTAATCTTTTAATCTGTCACCAACATCAGCAGCATTAACGACCCATTTAGTACCGTTCCAGAATACCGGCATATCGAGTGTCGTATCGAAATACTGTTGACCGACAACTAAATGTTCAGTCGGACGATTTTCTGTCGGACCAGAATGAATAACCGGAATAGTTTCGTATGTCATATTAGACATCGTATTAAGATTAGATCCAGGTATAAAATAAACTTCCATATTGAAGTCGCTAGGAGCATTAACAACATCGGCTTTATAAACTTCTGGGATACGAAGCTTCATTGTCTTAGCTGTAGGATCAGCTTCGATAATCGGAAAATTACCTTTACCTAACGCGCCTAATTCAGCTCCAACTCCGACTGGCTTGCCAGCATGAGAACCGTTTTGCCATGTTGGATATACATCGAACCCAATCGATAGAGTACGGTCACCATTATTAACGACAGTAGTCGGTTTATCGTGAACGTATTCTGTATTGGTCGTATATTTATATGTCGATACATAACCTAAATGACCGGTAGCCTTAGGATCTGATTCGATATACACATCACCGGAAACACCGGCAGAGTAGTGACTATAGTCGTTATCTTTAGCATCAGTAAGAGGAGAGCCTTTAGCATTAAAATAAATAGCAGAACCTTCTTCTTGGAAAAGTTGATTTTTATCATTAGGCTTCATTTCCCGAATCGTACGATCTCGACCAACGAAAACTCGTGTCTTAGCATTTTCTTCGGCACGTACTTCGAATCTCCGGTTTAGATAACCTTTGGCTCCATATTCATCGATAGAACCTAAGTTAGTAAATAATTTTAATCGATCAGATTCTTCGACACCGTTAGGAGCAATCGATAATATAGGAGAATCGATCCAAGAGAATAAATATCGATCAGTAAGAGCCGTAAAATTTTGAACAAAGTTAGGGAATTTTAAATTATTAACTTTGATCTCAGCTTTGTCTTCATTATTAGACTCGATCTTAATAAATGGAACTGGATAATCTCCGTCTGGTAAATATTGTGCTTCACCTGAATGCGTAATATCCAAAGTAATATTATTTAACTCGGTAGAAGCTATAGCAAACACATCGAGAAGATTAGTCGATAAATTCCAACGACCAGTCAATTTAAGATTACTTAACTTATTAGCATAAAGCATAATGGACGATACATTAGCTAAATCAAAATCGTCAGCATAATGAATCGTTACATTATCGATATCGGCATAAGAATAAGAAGAAATACCCATGTTACAGTTATTAGAAATAACATTGCTAATCTTGATACCGACGCCATCTGTAGCCTCTATTTGTATAGCATATTGACCATAATCGGCAACGATATTATCGATTGTCGTATAATATATTTCACGACTAAAATCGATATTTTGACCTTGACCATCTTTAGCATTAGCCATCTTCATATTTTTTAAGGCAAGATTATGATAGTAAGTATCGAAATTATTGTCGTCTGTTATAAATTTAATATAGCTACCGCTAATATCTTCTCGTGCTACTTTAAAGGAGAAGCCTTGAATTGTCGTATTATATACATCACGATGTTCTCCGTTACCATTGTCGACGCGACTTAAAATAAAGCCGATAGTATCGACACTAGAATTAGATTCGTCGTAATCACAATTAATAACGGCACCGTGCAATGTTTCCGATTTAACGACTAATTCTTTACTACGATCTTCAGGACAAATAATTTTTACTTTGTTGCTAATTTTATAAGTACCATCTGGGAAGATAACTTCTGTATAACCTTCGGTGTTCGCCTTAGTGAAGATTTCGTTTAACTTAGCTGTAACATCAGTTGCGCCTGTATTATCGACACCTTCTGTAACGACGTTAAGAGATCGTTTATTGCCAGTTAAAGATTGGAGCTCTGTTTTCTTAACGAAGAGTTCATCGGTTTTAACTTTATTATAGATTGCTTTATCGTAATGATATGTCGTAAGTACGGTATAAGAATTAGTACCATTATAGTGTTTTAATTCTTTACCTAAGATGGTCGTAAGGTTACGTTTGTCGCCGACTTCTAAGTTGTTATTAGCATTAATTTTAGCCATAACATAATTAGTAGATTTATCGACAGATTGGCCGTGATAACCAACTTGATTACCGACTACGATACCGTTATTTAAAAAATCGTTATTGATATTATTAAAGTAGCTTCTAGCAAAATCGTATTTGTAGATACGAATATAGTCGTGGCTATTAGCTGCCATATAGATAGCACCATCGACTAATGCGAAGTCTTCGATTTCGGCTTTAGGTTCAAACTCGAGTTCGCGAACGATAGTAGCCGTATTATCGCTAATTTCGACTTCTACGATGCGTCTCATTAGACTGAATATAACTTTATTACCAATGAATAAAGCGCCGTTAGAATCGTTATTTTTCTCGTTAACAGTTACTGTGTATTCTTTACCGTCAATTAAATCGCTATTCGCATAAATACGAATTTTACGAGTACTATTATCAGCACCAGGCAAGATACTGGCATATTGACCTGTAACAGGATTATACGCTACATTATAGAAATTATCAGTATAATCTTTATATTCGCCAGGAGTTAAATCGTCGCTAACGCTGTAAATTCGATTGCCATTAGCAGCGCCGTTAGTAGCTCGTAATTTACCGTCGAAGAATAAAGTATTACAATGGCCTAATTTATCGGCACCACTGTTTTCAACACTACGAGCAACACTAAAATCTTTATTTAACTCATATAAGATTTGTGTCGTACTATCAGCATTAATACAAGCTACGATAAATTTTTCTGTTTGAGGATTATACGTAAAGCCCTGGCACTGATTTACTTTTTCTTTGTCGAAAGGAACTTCAGCTACGAGAGCGATATTCTCAGCATATTGCATAACTGGCTTTTGGTTCTTTTTAAGAATAGAACTTAAACCTTGTGCAATTTCAGAAATAATAGACATAGTGTCTCCTTATTACAAATAACTAATTCCGTTCATCTTAGCGATTTCACGAGCACGGTTACGAATCCAGTTACCGCCAGCAGTATGTAAACCATCTTCAGTACGAACATGACATTCTGGAACGAGGATATCAAGATCCCAACGTTCTGCCGGATAATCGTATAAGTCTTGACGTGCCAAACAGCGTTCACCGTGAGTAAATACTTGGCTTAACGGTAAACCCCAAGATACGCAACATAAATAAATTACAGTTGCCATCGCTTCGAGTTGTAATGCATTAACGGGCTCCGGCCCCGGCACGTAAGTCGAATAACCTGTGAAGCCATCACCATTTAATTCGGAACCATAATTAGAGCAAGCCGAAATACCAAAGTTGTTTGTATTTTCACGATAGCAATGACTAGCTCTATTATCTAAATTTTGCATTACATGTACGTTACCAGATCCATCGATACACATATGATAGTCATCGAACAACTGGTCGTAATGACCAGCTGTCCAATGCAAAGTAATCATAGTATTCGAAGAACCTTGTTGCTGAATAGTCGGATATACGTTTTTAATAACGTTATCACGAACTTGTTTTAATTGTTCTTCGTATATCATATAAATTATTCACCTACATCAAAAATAATAAAACCGTCATCTACACTACTATTTAAAACAAATTTTTTGTTGCCAGTAGAATCATAAAAATATGTTTCTAAAGTAGATGGACATTGATAAGCAATAATATCTTTAAGACCTTCTGGTTTTACTTGATATGGTGCTATCCCACGATTATTAACAATATAATATGTTATTGGATTATTATTTTTAAATTCAATTTTTTTCTTAAAATTAATTTTAGATGTATTATAGCCTCTAAGAATAGAATCTTTGTCGAAATAAAGTCCGTCCTGATCATAATCTCTTGTTTTATCAAACAATTGATTAAATTTTTGAGTTACAATTGAATCAAAATTACGACTATATGGACTTGAATAAGTCTCATCTGTTAATTGTTGATTATTCCAATCATTAATATATCCAGAATAAGTAGCAATACTATTTAATAAATTTTTAATAGTAATCGGAACTTCTATTTTAGAGTTTTTTTCCATCTTATGATTATTGATGTAAATATCGAACGGTGCAGTATTTTTAATAATAATTTTATTACCTAAAATTTCTGCTGTAAGAATATTTGACATATTATCGTTATATATTTTTTTAGAAATTAAAAATTTATATAATTTATCTTCTTGTTCGTAAGAAAGATCGAACGTTTTACCACCGATATTTTCATCTTTAGAAAAAGAATCGAATGCTAAAGAAGAATCTTTTTCAGATTTAAATGGCGTAGATTGAATTAATAAATTTAAGAAAATTCCATACTGAGGAGATACTTTTGCATTTTTTACGGTAACAGTAGCAATACCTTCATCGCTAAAATTAGCATCTTTACCGTTAATGTTTACATAAGATTTAAATGGCCCAGATAATTTTACTGTAATATCAGAGCCATTAAAATCGTAAGAAATAATCTCAACGTTCGGAATATTTAATACGCTATTAAATAATCGTTGTATATATAAATCTGTTTGATTTGCAAATGGAATATTTTTATCGGCTAAAAATTTCTCGAATTCTGGCTTAAAACCTTGAGAAAATAATGAAGCTATTAATTTAGAAATTTCTTGGATTTGATTATTTTCAGACATATATTAAATTATCCTTTTTTATTATTATATTATAAATGATCAAATTCTTCTGTCGCAATTAAAATACCAGATGCTTGAAGTGCTTCAGATTCTGTAAACAAAAAACGCTCTAAGCCTAAATCTTCTTCTACATTGTTTTGTGTATTCGTATTATAATTTAAAAGAATATGACAATTTCCATCTTTTTTATATGCTTTAATTGAATTAATAGTTTTTATTCCTTGAGAAAAATTAAATGTTCTAGATGTTCTAGAAGTTTTATCACCGCACAAAACAAAAGTTAAATTATCTGTACTCTTCGGCAAGTTTCCTGGCGGAAGAAGATCGACAGCCCCAGATGCTTCTGTGTCAGAAATATTTTTATATACATTATCGGCAGTATAAAATTGTCTTTCAAGATCTGTACGATATCCATATTCATTTTTTGCTAAACTACAAGATTTACCATTAAAATTGAATGCTTTAAGTTCTTCAAAAGAATAATCATAATAAAAATAAGATTGCTTAGTAAGGTTACGAATACAATTTTGGCCTAAAATATTATATTGATTAGGGTGCTCAATTTCTTTTGTCCAAGGATAATTAAAGTTATTTTTAATCTTTAATTTTATTTCAGTTGTATCTGGTTTTATTTTTGATAAAAGATCGGCAGTAATTTTAGAGCTAAATTCTTCAGAATTTTGTCCGACAGGAATAGTTTTTGTTTCCCCTAGATATTCTATTTCTAATGGTTCATGATAGTTATTTACAATATGATGTAAATAATTGTCATTATCACCAAATAGTCCATTATAAATAAAGAAATCCTGATAAAAAACTGACGGAAGACTATCTTTTGAATGATTCATTGCAATAGGTATATCGGCATATGTTACAATATCGATATGATCTTTAAATTTACCGTCATAGTCAAAAGAAACAGGAACGTTTGTCACAAGTTCATTAAACTTTTCAGCAACTCTTGTAGCTTCACTGATTATTGCTTCGCCATTTTCATCTGCCGTAAATTTAAACCCCTTTATACTATATTTTTTATTCGGAGCAAGATTATTAATTTTTATTTTGCTTATATCTTCATCAGGAATAGATACGTATGGTTTATTTGTCGGGAAAAAAGTAGAAAATATACTTCTAGATAATAAATAACCAACTTTAACATCGTCAATATGAACATCGTCTTTATTTAAGGAAAAATTATTAATACAATTTTTTAAGTATTCACTATCTTCAGGTTTTTGATATCCTTCAGGTAATTTTTTATTCTTAGGAGCCCATAAAAATTTGACATACGGAAATGGATTTTCTTCGTCAATGTTGGCTTCAACAGTAATACTATCATTTTCTTTAATATTTTGAGGAATATCGTTTATTTCTAAATAACTAAATGGTTGAGTTTTAATAGTAAACGTATATTTATTGTCATTTTTAACGACATTGGTAATATTAAGACTGTTGATGCCAATACCAATTGATTTAATCATTTTTTTTAAATAATATTCAATTTCTTCTGGAAATGGAGCGTTATTTTCTTTTAAGGACTTTTCCATCAAAGAAAATAATGTATACGGTTTATAAGCCGTAATCTCGTTAGCTATATCTTGTATTTTATTATCAGACATATATACTCCTTATTTATTTAATCAATGCTTTTATTGTTTTTACATTATTAGTAACGAAGGTTGTCGGAGTAATTGATTTACCAATCATATTCCCATCTTTATCACAAATAAATAGTTTTTTATTATTTTCATCCATAGCAAAAACTTCAGCCTTAGATACTGGGATACCACCATTGGCTTCAGTTTGAGACGGTACTTTTATAACGGAGCCCATGAAATTAACATAGTATCCGGCTTCGCCGAAAAATTTAGTATTAGCAAGAACTGGTTTAATTTTTGCCGGGAATTCTTGATCGTTATTTCTATCGATAGCAGTATTTACAGTTAATCGAACATTATTTAACTCTTCTTGAGTTAAAAGATCCATGATTTGAACATTCGATACGTTTGTTCCTTCTGAATTATTTATATGAACTTGATTATATTCAGGATTTTTATAAACTTCTAAAAATTCATCTAAATCAAATGGAACATCGACAGAATTATTTTCTAAAAGAACATGTTCTTGATTATTAAATACTATTTTTATCGGCACATTAGAAGTATTTGTAAGTCTAACAAATCCTTTGCCAGTACTATTTTCAGCATTTGTTTTATCTAACCATGTAGCTGTAACACTATATTCAGCAACAACATTATTAATATATTTTAATACGCCAACAATAGGATCTTCAATTTTTTCATTTGGCATTAAAAAATTAGAAAATTCTACAGTGTCAATTGTATTCTGAGCAGTTTTATCGTTCGTATAGCCAACAGGTTTTTCTTTTTTATAAGGAAAATTAACTACAGAAATATAATAATTAAGAATATCGTCTGCCTTAATTAAAACAGGTACACTAAAATCAGTGATTTTACCTTTATTATCAAAATTAGTCGGAGTTCCGTTAATTTCGATATAACTATCGAATGTACCTGTTAACGATACGATATAATTATTATTTTCTTTTCTAATAGAACTTAAACTAATTCCACTAGGTTCTGTTGTTATAGAATTAAATAATAAATTTAAATAATGTTCTATATTGTCAGGGAATGGAGCTTTCTTTTCTTTTAAGTAATCACTTAAAATTTTAAAGAAGATTTTATTTTTATATCCTAAAATTTCTTCAGAAATATTTTGTATTTGATCAGACATATATATCTCCTTAACCTATGCGTTTCCACATATTAACAACGATATATGGAGGCATATTATTGTGAGGTTGGTTTTTGCCAGACGGTAACATACTTATATTTAAATTAATAGTATGATTATGAGAAGCATCAATAACATAATTTCGTCCTGGTGAAGAATCTCCACCATCCTTAGCATGAATTCCATATTCACTTTCTCTTGAAACTATTCCAAAACCATCCTTATAAGGAACATCTGTTATATCTCCATTTGGTCTAATAGTTGAAGAAAATTTACCAATTAATTTTGCTGTACTTGTAGTATCACCATTAATATTATTAACATCGTGACTATGAGAAGCTAATTCATCTTCCGTTAAACGATGTTCTTTTTCGCCACCAATTTGTCCGAGGCTAAAGCCATCACCACTATTAACTAGCATACGACCAGAAGGCATACGTTCCCAGCTGCCACCAAAGATAGCAGATGGTTCTACATTATTAACGTTCATATAAATAGAACCAACCGGATATAATTGACCGGCTAATCGATTAAGTTGATCCAAAGCCGAACTTAATTTTTTATTTAACTGTCCTACAGTTACAGCATCGTTTAATTCAACACCGTCTGCCACATTACTAATAACACGTTTAGTCGTATCGTTACCGACAGATACTTGATTGGCGAGCGTAGCGACTGAATCCGCACCTAATGCAACACTGTTTTCACCAGTTGCTGAAGCATTAACGCCAACGGAAGTACCACGGCCCAAAATAGAATTACCGATAGACATTGCTTTATCTCTGAGCTTGTACGCAATTGTCGTAGCGATTTTTGTGCGACCGCTTTCAGCAGATATAGAAATATTATCGCCAGCAAGAAGCCCGTTAATACCTGTTCTTTCATCGATCTCCTCTTTAGTATACGTTTCGTCACGACCCATAAATAATTTAGCCGTTTGTGTCTTCGTATAATATGGAGTTAAATCGACATTGGCATTAATTTCGTTATCACTGCTAATCGTAATCGAATTACCAGCTTTTAATTTATCTTGTTTCGATTCTTTTAAATTTTGAATATCTTCGAAATTTTGAATCATTTCGTCAGGTTCTTGAATATATACCTGATCATCTTTATATTTATTATCGGCTTTTGCCTTTTTTAATTGTAACGCTTTTAATACGTTAACCTTTAAAGATTCGACTTTTAATTTATTCACTTGATTAATCCTTCCCTTGTTAATTACTTAACAAGTCTAAATAGATTAATTCGATTAGCAAGCATAGATCGCAACGGATATTTACGATTTTTTATACCTGCAAATTTATATCCTAAATATATACTTTTCTTAAAGTATCGACACCATTGTCGATCGTCTTTAAGACAGAATATATTATTTTTAGTATCGATCGCAAAGAAAAAATCTTTTTGATCGACGATTATCTTTACGTCGTTATAACGTACATATTTACCAAAAATATAATAAGCAAAGCCATATCCACAATTACGATATAACCAAGCACATCGACATATATATCGTTGGAATTTTTCTTTTAATGTAAAATTCTCGTCGATAAGATCGACATATCCAGGTATTATATAGCCATCGCCTTTATTCTCGTAATGATATAAATAATGCTTATTAAAATCATAACGAGCAAACTTTGGCACATTACCTTCGTATATCATCCAAGTAATATCGAGACAATTGTCATAGGTTTGCCATAGCTTAAATATTTTAGGCAAATTACCATATTTATCTGCAAATAATACGACGAACCAATTTGTTAAATAGCATAGTACCATACAGAGCATATTAGCTCCGCATAGTACTAACCATTTAATATAATATTTACTCGGCATCATTCTTTTCCTTATATGTTCCGACTTCACTATTATATTTACTATTTATAAATTTATTAGCAATTTGTGTCGCAGCAGAACCGCCACCAGTTAAATTAGCTAACGTATCATAGTGTTGCCAATTATGTCCTGTAATTACTAAGTATAACGTAACACCGACCAATAACAATAATAACGTAAAAGAAATGACGCGTGTGTAGCTAAGTCCTTCGTTTTCAAATAGCATCATTTTAAATATTTTACTCATTTTATTTCTTACCTTTTTTCTCATGTAATTTAAACTTTACGACATTTAAGTCGACATCGGTAATGCGATCGATTACGTCTTTCGGAAGGCTATTAATAATTTCGTTATTATAACGAATTAATTTCATGTTTTCCTTAAAACTAAATAACTCGGTCAATACTATATAACCGTAACATATCCATGCAATAATGTCGAATACGTCCTGAAAATATAGCATATGGATAGTCGACGGAATTACGATTGCATCTAATAAAAATGCGAAAATACTTAAAACACTATATTCGAATAATTTGAAGAGAAAGCCGCGATAAAATACGCGGCTTGATTTTTGCTGTCCCCAGCCTCCCCAAAATACATCGATAATCGTTCGATAATGCCATAAAGGTTTTTTCGAAAAAGTAAGAGCGAACAATCTTAACAATGTATCGACAATTAACATAAAGAATATAATCGTATACATCGTTAAGAATGTTTCGACTGCTTGAGGAGCAATATTATATAACAATGCTAATGCATTTATTAATGTCATTGTTCTCCCCTATATAATAAAAACTATTCACCTTTTAATGCTTTAATCGCATCGAGAATAGGTTGTAAATCAGCTTGAGTGATAAAGCCTTTTTCTTTTAACTTAGTTTCGATATCTTCAAGTTTTAAATATTTAGCTTCTGCTTGAGCTTGAGTTTCGTAAGCACTTAAATCTGGAGTGTGAATTCCATCTACAGTATTTTTTAATTCTGTGATTTTGCCTTCCAACGCTTCTTTAGCTTCATTAACTTTACCTTCAGCAGTTGTAACAGCACCATTGACAAGAGCCTGTGCAGCTTCTTCGGTAACTAACTCGCCTTTAAGTTCAGCTTTAGCGTTGTCAATATCTTCATGAGATGCATAGCCTTTGCCAGTAAGAATTTCATCTAATTTAGTTTTTTGATCTTCAGTGAAATCTGTAGGAGCAGCTTTGCCTTCTAATGCAGTTACACGAGTATCGATAGCTGGAACAGTAGTATCTTTTAAAGTATTGATACTAGCTCTTAATTGGCCGATGTTAGTATCCATGCTTGCACTATAGTTACCAAGATCTGCATTTGTAGCATAGTTCTTATCACGAAGGATAGATTCTACTACACCTTTTTGATCTTCAGTTAAAGTATCTTTTGGACCATACTTAGCATCGGATTCAGCTTTCTTAGCATAAGGAGTTAAGTCAACAGAAGCACCAGTACCAGTAGCTGTCAAAGTTTTTGTATCGGCATCATAAGATAAACCATTACCGAAAGTAAGAGCATCTTGTTTAGCCGTAACGGCAGCACTCGTAGCGATTGCATCTTCGATATTTTCAGTCGTTACATATTGACCTTTAGGAGCATAGTAACCATCGGCAGTTTCTTTATCGAGATAACCTTTACCTACAATAGCTGTATTAATAGCATTTGCAAAAGTCGGAGTAGTTGCTAATGTATCGAGTTCGCTACGTAATACGTAATCGCCTTTAGTTTGATATAGGCTAGTCGCAGCACTTACATCAAGTTTATTAGCAATAGCCGTATTAACTTCGTCGATTTTAACTTTATTTTTACCGATTTGATCGTCGACATATTCAATAGTCGCATAGTTGCCTACACCTTGATATAAACGATCGGATTCATTCTTAGTGATGTAACCATCTTTAAGAGTATTAGTTAAATCTTCACGAGTTAAGTAATTACCTTTAACTTGGAAAATGCCTTTAAGAGTTTCGAGGTTAGTCGCTAATTTAGCATCGATAGCAGTATCAGTTTCGTCAGCCGTCATCATGTCGTCTTTAATACGAGCAATTTCAGTACCATATACGTCACGAGTCCAAGTAGCAAAATCAACTTTAGTTTGATAAGCAGCAGTAGCTTCTTCAGACTTATCGTTAATAGCTTTTTCTAATGCAGTCTTAGCAGCAGCTAATGCATTCTCTTGTGCTGTAATAGCTGTATTAAGAGTTTGTTTTGCATCTTCAAAATCAGTAGTAGATACTTTACCAGCTACTTCATCTTTTGTAGCTTTCTTAGCTAATTCAGCAAGAATAGATTCTACAGAAGATTTATTATCGTTAACACCAGATTGGATATTAGCAATAGTTTGAACGGCATCTTTTAATGCGCCTAATTTATTATCGACAATACCTTCGACTTGAGTTTGAGTCAAGCCACTACCACCAGCAGCAATAGTTGTATTATCTAATTGTTGTTTTGTCGCAAATGTGTCGTCAGCATATTTTTTAATTTCGGTAGCTTTCGCACCGATTTCAGTCGTTACGTCAGCTTTTTTAGCAAATACATCTGCATCATTCTTCGATACGTATACATCGCCAAGACCGGCAACGGCAGCAGAAATATCTTCTGTTACTTTAGCAGCTTTAGCATATGTATCAAGATCGGCAGTATGAACCAAGGTATCTTTATCGAGGCCGTTAATCAAAGCTTCATTAGCATTAGCTTTAGTTTTAACTTCTTCTAAGGCAGCAGCTGTAGCATATTCGCCCTTAGGTTGATAATCACGATCGCCAGCTTCTTTAGTTACATATTCGCCTTTTTCTTGATAGCTAGCAAGTTTAGCTGTAAGCTTAGTATCAATTAAATTAGGAACAGTAGCTGTTTCTAATGTATTTAATTTTGTATCGAGTTCAGTTGCTTTAGCTTCAAATACATTTTTGTCAGCTTTATCAGCAAGAGCACTTACATCGGCTTTAGCTAACAAGTCAGAAGCATTTTTATCAGCTTTAACTTGAACTGCAGTCAATGCACTTACGTCAGCTTTATCAGCAAGTTTTTCATTAAGTTTAGTTTCGCCTACGAATTTTTCTCGAGCTACAATAGCATCGACAACTTCTTGAACTTTATCGGCTACAGCTTGTGCGTCAAGACCGCCACCAGCACCACCATTAAGAGCAAGGTCGTTAACTTTAGTCGTTAATTTACCAAGATCTTCGATTGCTTTATCGACTTTAGTTTTTGCTTCTTCAAGGCCTGCAGCATTTTCAGTTGCCTTAGCTTTTGCTTGTTGAGCAGTCGTATTTACTTCACGAACAGCAGCATCGGCAACAGCTTTAGCAGCTTCGATATCTTCGGCTACTTGTATTTTATCAGCTTTATCTTTAAGTTTAGATGTAACGTCATTTTTCTCTGCATATTCTTCAAGAGAAGCTACGTCAGCTTTTGTTGCCAATTTTTCATTAACTTCGTCTTTAGTGAATACTTTATTTAACTTATCGAGTACAGTAGTCAAATCAGCTTGACCAGCTAATTGTTGAGCCAAATCTTTTAAGGATTGAAGAGTAGCTGGATCTAAAGAACCGATAGCTTGAACTTCGGCTTTAGTTGCATATTCGCCTTTTGGTTGATATGTTTCATCAGCAACAGCTTTAGTTACATAATTAACGAGAGCAGCTTCTACTTCTTTAGCTTTAGAGTCGGCAGCTTCGGCTTTTGTCTTAGCTTCAGTTACAGCTTCGCCAGTTTTAGCTTCAGCTTTTGCTTCTTCGGCTGCAGCTTTAGCAGCTTCAACAGCTTGAGCTAATTCATCTTTTGCGCCTTTTAATGCTTCTTTAGTAGCCAATGGTTCTAATGCAGCAGCATCAGCTTTGCCTTCGAGAGCAGTATTTGCTTTAGCAGCTTCTTTAGCAGCATCAGTAGCAGCTTGTTTAGCTTCGGCAACTTCGGCTTTTGTAGCTTTTTCTGCTAATGCAGTATTAACAGCTTCTTGATCCGCCTTGCGGCTTAATGCTTTTTCGTTTTCTACTTTAGCTTGAGCCGCATCAATTTTAATCTTAGATACATCGTCTGCAATACCTTGTACTTTAGCATCGTTCAATGTATCGGCAGATTTACGAGCAGCAACTTCAGCAGCAACAGCAGCTTTATTTGCATCAGCTTCAGCTTTAAGATTATCCAAAGCTGTTTGATCAGCTTTTGTTGCCAAAGCAGTAGTATCAGCTTTTTTAGCTAATTCTTCTTTAGTAGCAAGCGGAGTCAAATCGCTAGCATTAGCTTTTTTAGCAAGTTCAGTTTCGATAACAGCTTTATCGGCTTTATCGGCCAAATCAGATTTTTTAGCATATGTAGCTTCAACTTCAGTAGCTTTAGCAAACGGAGTTAAATCAACAATAGCTTTAACTTTTTCAGTAAGTTCGGATGCTTTGACTACGTCGTCGGCAGTAGCTGCTTTAGCAATAGCTTTTTCAAGATCAGTATCTTTATCGTTAAGTTTTTTAATTAACTTATCGATAGCATCTTTATCGTATACTTTATCTTTATCAGCTTTCTTAGCAATTTCAGCAATACTATCTGGGTTATCTTTTAAAAGATCGATCGCGTCTTTTAATGTTTTAAGATCTTGAGCAGATACACCACCTGTAGCTGTTTCGAGTTCTGCTTTAGTTGCAAATTTAGCAGCAGCAGCTTCGTCGGCTTTACCTTGAGCTTCGGTAATTTTTTCAGCTACTTTAGCATCGGTGATATATTCACCTTTAGGTTGATATTGAGCAGCAGCTTCGACTTTGCTTAAGAATGTAATAACGTCTTGTGCTTGTTTAGCAGCAAGATCAGCAACTACTTTAGCTACAGCAGCTTGGTTAGCTTCAGCTAACGCTTTGTTGGCAGCAGATGTTGCTTTGTTTTCTGCTGCTTGTTTTGTTACGTTTTCGACAGCTTTATTATCGACAGCTGGTTGACTACCAGTATTATTATTATCTGTATCGATAGTCAAACCTTTGCGAGCTGGATTATAAAGACCGAAGTATGCACGAGTAACAATTTTTTTAGACATTCAAAAATCTCCTTAATTCCAATGAATAATTTCGGTAGACAAACGATTACGCAAATCGTTCGTTGCTTTATTTAAATAATCGTCGATGTTTTGTTTAATATATTCTTGCAAACCGTCGCCGATTACTCGTAACAGTTGATCGAGAGTCGGTTGATAAATACGCTGATTAACTTGATCGACATATTTAATTAACTCATCTCGTACCGTATCTCTAACCTGATTAAAATCAGGCTTCTTTTTTAAAGCTTCAAGAAGATCGGTATAAGTATTAATCGTACCGTCTTGTTCAAATTGTTTAATCGTATCGGTCCAATATTCTAAATCATGAATATCGGGTTTATTATTAACGACACGAATTACTTCGTTTAATTTGTAAACAAGATACTTAATACTCGTTTCGTTTAATGAAGCTTGTTCGATAAATTGCTTCATTAGCTTACCTCATAATAACATTAATAAAAGTAAGCTTATTTTCGTTCGGAATAATAGAACATTCGTCATTATTTTTAATAACGGTAATGCCTTTAAAAGCATTTTCGCCTTCTTTTAATAACGACACTGGTATGATAATATCGCCTATATTTTTATTATCATACATAGCCGATACGATAATTTCAGTCTTACCTTCTAATAAATATACAGAGTAAATTCCATCGTAACAAGAAGTAAAGCAGGTGTCGTCAGAAAACAGCACCTGCTTATTATTTGATAATAAAATGTTACTTAATTCCAACGTATTATTACCATAAGTAATAACATTGTTTTGAATAAAAGATTTACCGCCTATTTGCAAATCTTTTACAAATAAATTTTTAACATTTAATGTATCGATCTTATTATTTTTAAGGATGTACTCTGATGTTATATTACCACTCGTAACGCCGTTAGTTCTTAGATATTCCGAAACTTTTTCTTCTGATTTTGCCATAATATCATCGACATCATGAGACAAATTCATAATCGTTTCGTTTAACGCATCTAATGATAAATTTTCCACAGATTATATACCTCTAACGATAATAAATAGCAACTAAATTAGAATGATCGATAAACAGCATATCGTCAAGAATTTCGAAGTCGATTCCATTTACAGAATATCGACTATCTTCATTTAATACAAAATACGTAATTATATCTGTTCTTTGTTTTAATACTAATAATAATTCGATAGCGCCATTTAAATTAATAGCCGAATCATTATATATTAATGTATTCCAACGATAGGAATTGCCGCCAGCTATCATTAATTCTTTATTATTATAAGAATTGCCAGAAAGAATATTGCCGCCTATCATAAGTTTATTATTGTCAATAATCATATTGCCATTAATATTCTTAACAGATACTGTATCAATGTTATAATCAGACGATACATTCTTCTTATAATAATTATCTTGAAACTTATAATTCATTAATGAAAAATCGACAACTTCATTAATAATAGTATTTTTAGATTCAGTAAGATAATCTTGAATCTCAGATATTTTATTTTGAATATCGGTTAAGGTAACGTTATCTTTATTTAATATTTGAATCATTAGCGTTACCTCGCTTTCTTATTGTATACGATTTATCACATATAATTTTATTATTTTCGATTTTAAAATCATCACAAATAAAATCTTTGCCGCAATAATTAATAAGATATGGCTTATTAACAATACCTTGAATAACGATATAATATTCGCCTTTAACCAAGTCGCCAGTATATTCTTTAAACTTAGGCAATAACATATCACTGTCGTACTTTAATATTTTATTATCATATACTAATCTATCATTAAATACTAAATCATGTTTATCAGTTTTAATAGATGTATTATTAATACTATTATCACCGATATATATATTGCCATCGATAATAATCGTATCGACATCTAAATCTTTAATAGTCTCGTTAATAGAATATGCCATTTGATTAATGTCAAGTGATGTTAAATATCCATCGATATGAATAGCCGAAGATTCTAAATTATTAATTCTATTAATTAAGTCGTTGAGGTTATTTTTTAATGTATTAAGATCTAACGCCATTGTATATTATAACCTCCTAATGCATCCCAATGATGATTATAACTACTATGATGTTTACGACGTTGACGCCAAATTTCATTCGTATAGAATTTATAATCATATGGATTAAGTTCTAAACGTTGAATTACCGTATGATTTTTATCCCAAGCATAATAATTTAAGAATGATACAGACATATTTGTTTCTGGACCATCATTAGGATCATTCCATGGTTTATATCCACGTAAGAATGCATTGCGCACTAAAATAAATATTGGTTGATAATTATCGCCATTATATTTATAAGCATAAGCTTCATTCCATTTGTCATAGTTATCTTTATTCATTTCTTGATTACTACGCCATTGTGGAAGTTTAACATAATTACGATAGTTATTTGTCGTAATAATAGTTTTATTAGTCACTAAACCATATGCATTAAATTCTAATAATATTTTATCACCACGTTTAATAGCAAATGGAAATGCTTCGATAGAATACTCATCGATATTAAATAAAGTACTAATCGATCCTTGTGTAAAATTAATACAAGGATTATTACCAGAATTAATAACTAATTTACCATTAGTTTCTGGATTATTATAGCAAATAAAATCATTAACTTCGCTTAACTTAACAAATCGATTATTACATTCATCTTTAGTATAATAATTAGCTAATATTGAATTAACTAAATTTTTAAGATCATCGATACTTTCAGTAACTTTATCATTAAGATAATGTTTCATGTTTTCGAGACGAGAATTATACTGATCAATTAAATCTTGAATAGCACTACCTGAAATAATATTATCAAATCGAGTTAAAGAATCGATGATCTCGTTTATTTTTTTAACTTGCAAAAAAGTCGTTATTTTATTTTTTAAATGCTCGATCATCGCCATAACACCTTTAAAATCTTTCCGAAATTACGACTCTTATTACCATCATAATCTTCGCCTACCCAGCCTGTTTTTGCTGTTAACATAACGTAAGTCTTAGTAACTTCTAAACCGGCTGTAGCATATGGCGTAAAGAATTTAATCGGAACTTCTGCACTACACATATATACATATGATGGAGCCACTTTATGATCATTTTGTTTATCATAATACGTAAAATCAGATGTCGTATTGTCGACGATAACAATTAAATCATTCCAGCCAGATGGTAACGCTACAGTACCACCTACATTTTCAACACGACTATTCTCGATAATATTCCAAGTTGCCGGAATATATTTACGTTCTATTAATTTGAATAGATCACGATTTAATGCGCGTTCTGTTCCGTCATTAATATTTTTAGCAAATAATTCTGAACCATCTGGATTGATCATCTTAAGCCAATCACCATCCATAATAATTTTAACGCCATTAATCGTCATTAAAATATTATCGTTTTTATGAGCATTAATAACAGCATTATTCATTGTTAACGTATGGTTTAAAATCCAATCGGTAGCTTTCGATATAAAATTGTCTTTATTAGAGCTATTTAAATATCGACCATCGTCTTCTGACTTTGTAAAATAATTCTTTATTTTGTTTAGCCAACTTGCTTTTTCATCAGCTAACGATGTATTAATTTCTTTACGAGCCGAATTATATTCTCTATTAATAGTATTAAACTTATCGATAAATTCATTAGGCGTAATATTGTTCGTATTATTTTCTTGTTCTAATATGTTATATTCGTCGATAATTTTATTAATTTCTTGTGTAGCTTTTACCGACGTAGATCGTTCTTTCATTCGTTCCATGAATATATCTCCTTATCGATAAAATACTTTATGAATCGTACCGTTCCATTTGGCCGATTCTAATTTAATATAATTATTTGCTAAATTAATAGTGCAATATGCTGGAGCATATCGTTGAACACCTAACGACAATTCTATTAATACATGATCGATATACATATGATCGTTATCAGTTCTATCTGTATATTTCATAAGAATTAATAATTGATTAGCATCGTCATTAACAGCATCGCCATAATATACAGATTGTCCGACGCCTAAATTACGACTATTAGGTAGTTCAATCCAGTTACCTGGACCAATTCTAGAAATACCTGTAACAACTTCTTGTCCATTATTATATACAATATTATCACGTATTTCAAATACGTTATTACCATTATTCGTTACTTTTAAAACACCTGGACGAATTTCTAAAGAACCGTCTGGAAATGTAACAACTGGACCCGAGGTATTATTTAATTCAATAGATTTACCGACATTTAAATTTTTACGTAACGTAATATTTTGATCTTTTAATAAAAAATTACTTAAGTCTTGTATACGATCGAATAAAGCATCGCTTTCGTCTTTTGTATAATATAACTTAATTTTATTTTTTATTAATTCAATGGCAGCCGCTAAATTATCTTTTGCATTCTTAATAGCATTACGAATATCTCGTACAGCATTTTCAATATAGCTACCAATGTTTTCTCGAGTCGGTCTATTAGCAGATACTTCTTTAAGTCTATTAATTTCAGCATCGAATTCATTAATCTTGGCATTTATTTTTTGTAAGCCAATTTGCTGAATTAATTTTTGAATCATACAGTATCACCATGTTCAATAACATTACTTGTCTGAGTATTATAATATAAAACGTATCCACGTTCAGGATATACGCTTCGTAACAATACTTGAGAATCTGTAGCTTCAGAAGTAATTGTCGAAGCTTTTTTAATTTGTCCGTCGTAAATTACGACTTTAACAACTTCAGCATTTGGCAATTCTAATATAAGTTGATAATCATCGGTACCATTTTTAACCCATTTATTAGAACCAAATTCTATTTTCTGAAGAACAATGCTTTGATTAATTTTATCAACAACAGCATTAGGTAAAATACTTTTTCCATTTCTAACTAAAATCTCCCAGTCAGTACCATTAAAACGATAAATAGAACCGGCTGTGTCGCCACCGTTAACTGCAGCAATATCACCTAATACTGCATCAGGATATGTCGTGAATAAATCGGCAATGGTATTAACACTTTGCTTCCAACAATTTGTATCGGCAGCTTTCGTTAATGTCGTTAACAATTCATCACGCAATAAAAAATCTTCGACAGGATGTCCCATAAATTTACGAGTATCTTCACTTAAATCGCTTCGGTCAGAATTACCAGAGCGATCGGAAAGAATCGCATGCTTTGGGATCCATTTTTTAAATTTCTGTTCGAGAGTTTCACCGTCGCTAAATACGACTTGATCGGCTGTCGTACTCGGATTAAATAAATCCTTACCGCCAGTACCATTCTCGACAAGAACTTTACCTTTTATATCAGCCATAATTAAATGTCCTTTTCATTAATTTTACAAAAAAATATCTAATTTACAAAATTATATTACAAACAAAAAAAAGAGCTTGTCATTAAGACAAGCTTACTTTTTTAACTTTTAATTTAGCGTTCGATTGTTTTTCACCATCGAATAAAGCAGTATGTCCTGCGCGAATAATTCCGAGGTTGGCTGTATATATCGAACTAAAAATAATAAGTTCGATCGTAACACCACCACCGACATCGCCTTCGCAAAATGCCATAAGATTGCCTTTACGATCTTTGCGTTCATCAATCTTCGTAATCTTAATCGGTACTTTAAATACATCGTAACCATCTTCATAATCAAACCATTCTGGAGTGCATGTTACTGGACAACTTAACGATTGCATTTCATAATCCATAATTACGTCTTCATTAAAATCGTCGACATCTAATAGTTCGACTTTTTTATCTTTACGTATTTCATGAAACTCATTTAATAGTTCGTTACGGTTAGCCTTATAATTATTAAAAGCACCCGACATAATCAATGCTTCACCAACACGTTTATTAAAAGCTTTTTTACCTATTTTGTCTAATGCATCTTCTAATGAAGCATATGGTCTATTGTCTACAATAGCTGGGATAGAAGCTTCACCAACACCTTTGATGGACCCAAGACCAAATAAGATATTATTTCCATCAGGAGTAAAATCCCGATTAGATATATTGATGTCCGGAACTTTGACATCGATACCTTCCTTTCTAATAATTGGGATATAACGTAACAAATCTTCGGTAGCTTGCATCGATAAAAATGCCGAATAGAATTCTACCGGATAATATAATTTTAACCATGTTGTTAACATACTAGTAAATGAATAAGCTACGGCATGACTCTTGTTGAAGGCGTAGGATACGAACCCCATAATAGCATCGAAATAATCGTTCATTTCTTTAGCTGTATATCCATTAGCAATAGCACCTTTAATTTCAGGACCATATTTACCTTTAGGATCATACCACGGTAATTCATTATTATCTTCCCAACCTTCAGGGCCTTCACAATTTTTCTTACCATAAATATGACAACGAATCATCATTGGGAACATGCTTACTTTCTTTTTGGCTACCGTCTTGCGCACAATTGAGTCAGCTTGATTATCATCGAATCCAGAAACCTGTTTAGATATCTGCATTACGTTTTCTTGATAAGGAATAACACCATATGTTTTATCTAAAATATTTTCGATACCTCGCAATGGTAATTCATTTTTTTCTAAACCTTGTTTACGTTTTGCATATTGATGATGCATGCCTGCAGACAAAGGCCCCGGTCGGAGCAACGCTGTTGTAGCTGCTATATCATCGAAACATGTTGGCTTCATTTCTTGAAGATAATCTTTAAACATATCAGATTCCAATTGGAATATACAATCTGATTTAGCACAAGCTAACATTTGATATAATCTTTTATCTTCGATATCAAAATTATCATATAGCCAATCAACATCTTTATGAAGATGGTCGAGTGTTTTTTCGATAATCGATAATGTTTTTAATCCAAGAATATCGAGTTTCGCCGTACCTAATTCTTCACATTCAACGCCGGTAAACAATGTAATCATAACACCATTTTCATCAGTACGTGTCGGGAAATAATCGTCGACACGACAAGGCATAGCTAGTACACCAGAAGCATGAACACCAAAGTTACGTTTAAGGCCTTCAAAGTTACGAGCTAACCTGAACAATTCTTTATTTTCAGATTCTAATTTTTGCCACTTTTTATATAAAGATTTCTCACTTTCATTCCCATCTTTTAAAGCATCGTAATCTTTAAACTTAGGTTGTGGTGGTACGACATCTTCAAAATCATCAATTTGTTTACTTAATAAATTCATTTTTTCAAACGGAATTTTTAAAGCACGTCCAACATCTTTCAAACCAGATTTAACACCTTGTTGTGTATATGTACCAATATGTGCTACATTCTCAAAGCCGTATAAATCTTTAATATGTTCAATAACTTTATCACGACCAAAATAGCTAAAATCTGCGTCTACGTCAGGAAGTCCCGTTCTGTCAATAGTCAAAAAACGACCGAATAATAAATCATACTTGATCGGATCGATATTTTTTGTTATTCCAATACACCATAAAACAAGGCTTCCACAGGCCGATCCACGACCAGGCCCAGTCATTACACCATTATTATCGGCCCAGTTAATATACTCACGAACGATTAACATATAATCAGCGAAATCTTTATAGTTAATAATATTTAATTCATAAGCCAATCGTTTTTCATAATTAACAATATCATCAGCAATATATTTATAACGTTTAGCTAATTCATATAACCCTTTATAAGCAAGCTCACGCAATTCTTTTTTAGTATTATTAGAATTAGGAAGCTTTGGCATTAATGGAGTTGAGCTACCTAATGTTACGTCTTCGACCATATTAGCAATAACTTGTGTATTGTTCATAGCTTCAAGATATAGAGCATATTTTTTTAAAGCAGTTTCACGATCTGTTTCTGTTTTATTAAGAATATCTTTAAAACCAGCTTGCATTTCTTCTTCACTTTTAAGCCAATAATTGTGATCGTATTTCATTCGATTAGGATTATATATATCAGTACCAGTACCGATAGATACTAATACGTCATGATCTTTATTATCAGACTTTAATACATAATGCACATCGCTAGTAGCTATTAAAGGAATATCATATTTATCGTGCATTTCCATATAAAAATTGTTAACGTTAACTTGATCATTAAAATTATTTGGTTGCACTTCTAAATAAAATCGATCCTTAAAAATATCTTTATATTCTTTTAATAATGTTTCAGCTAGTTGTCGATCACCTTTATTAAAAGTTTTAGCTACGATATTTGCAACACAAGCTGTCGTACAAATAACACCTTCGCTATATTTACGAAGCATTCCCATATCGAATAAAAAACGTCCATTATAAGTACAAACTTTAGCCGCTTCACTTTGAAGCTTAATTAAATTGTTAAGACCAGTTTGGTTCATTGCTAATAAAATTAAATGATATTGGCGAGTATCATACATAAAGGGTTTAATGCGTTCTTTAACTTCTTTAATACCTTTAAAGCCTTTTTTCTTCGTGATAACAGCTTGTGCTTCTTCTTCGGTAACGACGCCTTCTCGAAAAGCATCGGTAGCCGCATCGGCCCAACGACTATCAACATCTTTAGCTAATTCTTCGGCATTCCAAGTTTGATAACCTTCGAATCCTAGTATAGGCTTAATGCCTTGCTTTTGACATTCTTTTTGAAACTCATAAATACCACCCATATGATTATGGTCGGTAATAGCTAAACTTGTCATACCTAGTTCTTTTGCTCTCGATACTAATTTAGGTATATGACAATAGCCATCTAAAAAGCTATATGCTGTATGCACATGTAAATGTGTAAACATGATTATTCCTCCTTGATAATCTTATCGATTCGTAATGTATATAACTTAGGCTTCATGAAATTCTTAGTTATATCGCCAATAATACGAACTCTATTTCCTTGTCTAAAGCCAAGATCTCCAGCGCCCCAGTGCCAGAAATCGATTTGTTTTTTACCGTCAAATAACGTATACTTAATATTCTTATCGTTATTCTTACTTATGCTTATCGACGTAATCGTTAAATCTTTAATACAGATTTTAGGCTTTTCAAACGATACATTATCATATGCTAATAAATAAAATGAATTATAAGCTTCTTTCGTTAAATCAGATAACGTAAAATAAATAAGTTCTTCTGGTTTGCTACGAACTGATTCGACAACGGCATGTTTATTTAATTCATTAATTTTATCGGTTAACGATTGTTTAAATTCTTCGACTTTATCATTATAAATAGCAAAGCCACAAGCGGCCGCATGTCCACCAAATGAATATACATTTTCATCGTTAGCTAACAATACATTTAGTGGATATGAATTACTTCGTGCAGAACCATGAATTAATTGCTCTTGATCGTCGATACCAACAAACGAAGGCAATCCGCTATAGTCTTCTAACTTACCAGCTAGTATACCAAGTATGCCTAATGGAGCATAGTCTAAAGCAACTAGTGCAATATTACAATCTTCGTCATAACTTTCGTTATAAGCTTTCTTAATAATATCAGTATATTCTTTAGTTAGCTCTTTACGTTGATTATTGTATGCTTCGACATTATTACATACGTCTTCTGCATCTTCACTAATGTCTAATAATTCAATCGAAGATTTAATATCGAATAATCGAGCACAGCTATTAAGACGAGGAGCTAAATCCCACGATACGAATTCACTATTCATTCGAGGTGAACCCATATTCTTAATGAATTGTCTTAGTGTGTTCGGTACATTGCCTTCATTAATTTGTTTAAAACCTTTTTGCACAATAGCTTGATTTATGATACTCGCCATAGGCATTACGTCGGCAATTGCTCCGATAGCTGCCAAATAAATCAATTTATTAGAATGATAATAATTATAGCCTAATGCTCGTTCGATAGCTCGACAGAAATATAAAGCTACTTCAGCACCACATAAAGCTTTTGCCCAATGATCACTTTCGGTAATATGTTGATCGACAATTATTGTATCGGGTAACACTTCTTGCGGTAAGTGATGATCAGTAATAATAATTGGTATATTATACTTTTTACAAAGTTCAGTTTCTTCGACTTTAGTAATACCATTATCAACCGTAATAACTAATGGCTTTAATTGACATTTATATCGTTCGTTAATCTTTTCAATAAAGTCAATACTTAAGCCATAACCATCACTACGTTCTGGAAAGTATACTTCACTATAATTTTTAAATTGTGCTAAAAAGCGTTTCATTATAGTGCCGCTTGTCATGCCGTCGACATCGTAGTCGGCATAAACAAAAATATCGCGTCCTTGTTTTAAACAATCAACGAATAAGGACGCAGCTTCGTTAATATTAATAATCTCGTTAGTTTCATCGATGTTAATGATTTTATCTTGATCGTATAAAATATTATATGCGTCGTCCAATGGAATTTGTTTTAATTCCAAAATTTGGGCGACTAAATCATCAACTTTTAAGCGAGATCTGTACTTATCTTTACTTATCATAAGTAACCACCTTTCTTTATTATTATAACATATAGACATAAAAAAAGCGAGTAGCTTTCGCTACTCGTTTCTTTTTTTGCGTCGATTAATATCTTTGCCTGTAAGCTTTTCGAGCTTATTTAAAGCACCACGACGAATCTTACGATACGTCTGAATATCGACTCCGATCTTATTAGCTATTTCAACTGGCTTAGCATTTTCTGCATATACCATAGCTAATATTAAACGTTCTGTTGGGGTAAGATGTGAAAACAAATCGTTACATACTTCACCGTTAATCCATAACTCGCTAAAGTTCCCGTCATCGTCGACAACAATTTGATCAAGAAGATCAGCTTTGTACATTGTTAACGAAGACATATTACTCACGCCAATATCGTTCATATCGGATCGATCGTATGAATTATTAATACGATCTTTAAGATGAGCCTGAATGAATCTAAATAATTCATAACGGAATACATATGTTAAATATGCATTAAAGCTACGATTCGTTTTTTTATACTTCATAACCATAGTCGAAAACAATGTTTTTAAATCTTGTTCGACATCGCATTGCTTAGCATAATTATCACGAATTAAACTCAAGCTACGATTTACTTCGGCATATTCATCTTTATTAAGATGCCAGTTTTTAAATACTTTAGATCGTAAATATTTATTAGCAATATATAATCCGATAAATTCTCGCGATACTTTATTATTAAGATAAATCTTATCTTCTAATAATAGATCACGGAACATATTTAAGAATGGTTCAAATCGAATTAATAGTTCTTGTAATAATTCATCTCGACGTCGAGGATCAGTATTATGACTTTGGCATTCTAATACTAATGAATCGACTTCTTCCCAAGCTTCTCTTTGTCCGTCTAATATTTTACGTTCGGACATTATTTTTTCTTTTTAGTCTTTCTTTTTAATTTTTTAATTTCGTCGAGAGACATCCATTGTCCATCGTGAAATTGTAAACATTCGAGTTTCAACTCTTCATATTTATATTCAAATAATTTTTTCTTTAGATTGAAATCGACAGTAACCTTACCCTTAATATCGATAACACGAATACTTTTATCAAGATTCGTAATTACGAAATCGGCTATATAATTAATTGGTAAAATTTTCTTACCATTTTTTCTGAAGCCAGGTTGTAGTTCATACGTTACTTGCCGTTCAAATCCAAGAATTTCTTTTTTCTTGAGTTTTTCTTTTAAGTAAATATAATAACTTGCTTCCATCAAGCTGTCGAATTTAATATCATCGACATACGGCTTATATGAAAAGTATCGACTTTTCTTAACCTTATCTTTAACTTGTGGAAGTTCAAAGCTTTTGATTAATTTTTTCTTTTTATATTCGTTCCAAAGAATATGAGTATCACGAAGAGCTTTCGTTTTATATTTACATCCGTCTATTTCATATGGCATGTATATTACTTTCCGGTAAACGTACGAGATATCTCTGGGATAAATCGACATTTACTCGATTCTTCTCGAACAGGGAAGTATATATTATTAGCAATACCTTTTAGCACATTATTAGCAATGAAATTAAGACGTTCGATTGAACTAATATCACGATATGCTATAAATGTATTATTAGTCTTAGGATAATAAAACATAACACCACTTAATTGAAAATCAAATGCATCATATGCAGCTTTCCAGTCTAGGCTACATTTAATATCGCTATCACATTTATCTTGATTAAATGTTTGATCGAATACTGGATAGAATAAAAAATATTTCCCGTTCTTATAAGCAATCGGGCCAATATCAACTTCGATTTCACCTTCATCGAAAGTTAATGTATGCATATGGCCTATGCTAATAATATTAATTTCCTGAGAAGAACAATAATTATATAATTTATCTAATCTTGCTAGCCCACTAATAACATCTTTTGGTTTAATACGATGTGGAGCATTTTCTAATTCTTTATCTAAGAGTGTCGACATTTCAGGCATACCGATAATTTCTTTAGAATAAATGCTGCCTAAAAATACATACGCAATCTTTAATAAAGACGAGCGTATGGTACGCTCGTCTATCGGGATAGGTGTATTATATTTTATATTGTAAAACCAAGGGCTATCAAGATAATCTAAGAATTGATTACTTGTTATTTTCATAGATCATTAATGCTACTTTATAAGATTCATAGAACAATTGATCAGGACTACTTAAATTAGGACGTAACAAAGGAACATCAGTTTCTTGTCCTAATAAAGATTCACATGACTGAGTAATTTTAATACGAAAATCTTCGAACAGCATGTCTGTTCCTTGAGGAAGATCTGACGTATCAAAACAATCTTTAAAGTAGTCACGTACGTTAAATAAATCTTTATAGCTATCGATTGTCATATCGTCTAATAAAATACGACGAACAGCATAGACTAACGATAATTTTAATACGTCGAATACGACAGGTTGTAAACCAAATCGAGCATCACATAATGTTTTTAAAATAGGTGTCCAGATACCGATAAAATTCTCTCGTTCAAGAGTTGTCGGAATATGACTAGCTTTTTCTTCCATATAGTCATAAAAGACTTGATATGGATTTAATACTGCGTCTGACATTACTAACCTCTTATAATATTGTTAAAACGTTCACTATCTTGAAGCGTACATTCTGTTACTTTGGAATATTCAGGAATAAAGTAATAGAATGTACGACCTTTAAATTCACTGCGTTTATTCTTAGCCCAATGGACTTCGATGATAGGTTGAATTTCTTCTTTGCCTTCTCGATTATAAAATACTTTAGCACTATTGCTATTTTTACTTACGTCGTTATGGACTAAGAATGTAACGCTGGCATCATATTGTAATCGTACCGAATCTTTTAAATCGTCTAGGCTAGGACGACCACCATGATTTAATTTACGTAAATGAGCTGTACCGAATACTGGAATTTGTAAATCAGTGTTAGCTAACTTTTTAAGATCTTCAGATAGACATTCATATTTATTTTTAACATCTTTAAAATCTTTATTTGCGTAACGAATATCTGATATAGAGTCGATACCGATTATAATATTATTTTTGTCGTCGAGCGATTTGACAAACTCCTGAGCCTGTTTTGCATGTTCGACGATATCTTCGTACGTATGCAATTTAGTGCCGTCGGTCATCATAAATTGATGGCTCTGCTCCTTTAATAATTGAATACCTTGTTTACGACGTTGTAGTTGTTCTCGAATTTTTTCGATATTAAATTCTTCGTCAGGTGTTCTCGGAGTAATCGCTGCGAGCTTTTCATAACGTTTTGGCTTAGCTGCTACAGCTATCGGAATATTTTGATCCATAGCTATAATTCTCGGAATAACTTCACCGACAGTATCGTCTAACGTATAGTAAATAGCAAATAAATTATTCTTAGCTGTCGTGCCATAATCCTTTAATAGATTAGACATAATAGCTGTTTTACCACCATTAGATTCACCAGCAAAAATATAAAATCCTTTTGTTAAACCGCTAAGCTTATCGTTAAAGATGCTAAAGTTAGACGTATCATAACCTTCCTCTTCTTCTTTTTCTGTTTCGATTTCATATTCTTCATATGTCGAACGTGATAGTTCATAAAAATTTATACTCATAATTAACTCCATCTGTATATAATTCTATTTGTGCCTGATCTATAGTTATCGTAATAAATTGTATTTACTTTTTCGAGAATATCGACTTCGTAATTTGTTAAATTTAATAATGAACTTACGCAATGAGAGTATTCATCTATTAAATATAAACAAATATCGACAGATTCCATAAGTTGATTATTGTATCGATTTAACAAATAATCGATAGCACCTATATCACGATTATAATCTTTTACGATTAAAGAATTAGATTTTGAATAAAAGAAACGTAGCAAATCGTCCTTCGTAAACGAAATTTTCATTTCTTTAAAAAATTTAATATCTTTAGGCGTGATATTAGCATCTATCAAAAGAGTTGGTGGCTTCGATAGAATTTGCAATTTAGAGTTGAAATAATAAGTATCACGTTTAAGTAAACTATCATTCCATAAAGAATTAGGCAGATCACAATATTTAATCGATTCTTTTTTAAACGTGGACAGAATCTTTATGATATCGTAATCGTTCATATCGTTATCATATAGATAATCGATTGTATATTGGGTTATATATGTCTTATCGGTAGAATGACCAAGAACATTGGATTCGTACCATATAGCATCAATCATAGGTTAGTTCTCCTTCGTGGACTTTTACATTGTTCTTTATTATTATACCATAAGAATAAAAATAAAAAAAGCCCGTACTAAGTACGGACTTTCTTAAACTCAATAGAATACATTGCTTTCTTTACAGGGATATCGGCATAGAATACTTTCGTATTCCGAGATAATTGATTTGCTAAATCTCGTGTATGAGTTTCGATTTGATATAATAAATTATTATTAGCATAATAGCTATATAATTTAATACCTTGTTCACTATATGTTGTTTCATGAGCCGAATATTTGTTCGATGTATCACTGCCATCTTGATTAGAAATAATAATACCATCGTCAATATATTTAATAAGATTTTGATAATCGTTACGAATAACGATATTACTACGTTCTGTATCGAAATTAGCATTATACAAATAAATATGTCGCAATCCGAATGGATACAAACCTAAATTATTTGTAAACGTTAAATCAAACGATAATGTTAAAGTTTTGATAGCATATATGCTATCAAACAAAATCCTTGTATCTTCTAATGGTTGATCGTAATCCATAATAATCGCATCGTTTGACAACTGAGTACCAGGTGTCGTAATAATCGTAATTGCTTTTAATACGGCAGCACCAGCTAAAAATGGTGATAATTCAATAGCATTACAATTCGTAGCACCGACCAATGGATTGTCTGGAAAATCAATCGTAACTGTTAATACATTACTCGTATACTGATCGAACACAGGAGCTTTATCGGCAATCGTATCGTGCTTCAAAATATTTACATATTCAGAATTACTTTCACCGTTAATAGAAACAGTTGCTGATGGTTTAAAAATATAACCGACAGAACTATTAAAATTTAAAACATTTTCTAGATTACCAATAACTTTAGGATGAATACAATTACCATATGTATCGTAAGAAGAATTATTTTTTAATATTTTATTGCTATCGACAAATAATACTTTATTACTATTAAATATATTTTTACGATGCATAGCATTACCATCGTACATCGCTTCGACTATACGATTATTTTCACGCAATGCATCGAAATCTTTTTCGAGACGAGAAGATAATGAATTGTTATATTCTAACATCGCATTCATTATTTCTAATTTTTTATTATAACTATTATGTTGATTATTAATAGAAGATTGTAAATTCGTATAATCTTCTTTCATCGATTCGACTAAATCAACAAAATATTTAGATGTCTTTTTTACTTCCATTAATAACCTCAGACTGTATAATTTATTTTACGATATAATTTAGCCGTTTGATTTTGTTCAAGTGTACGATTATAAATATCGTCGATCTGTTTATTTTTTTGCTCTTCCGAACTTAACTTAATTTTATTAAGCATAATCTCATTATAAAGATTATAATAATTTAAAACAAATTTATCGTACTCCCACGGCCCGTTATTTCTAATATTGTACTTGATCATAATCACTATACCTATTTTGTTTAACAGCTAACGATTTAATTTTTATTTCTTTATTTGTTGGATTGTCGATAACAGCTACTGGATTAGCATATGTTACTTCTTTATTATAACTAACTGTTTCTAACATATAACTATATACATTATTATAGAACGTTCTAGAGTATAATCGATTATCCTTTACTCGACATTTGTCGACAGCACAAAATACAATACCATTAGTATTAACTGATAAATGAGAATACGGCGCCATTCTAAAAGTAAACTTTTGAACTCGATCTTTAATCGTAACATAATGATTATCAATATTAGATCGTAATGGTTCTAACGAGAAATTAAAATCGGCCTGTGTTGCATTATAAATATATAACTCGACATTATATTCTATACTAAAATCAGTTTTATTATACTCACTAATACTAATATAGCGTCCGTCAATATTAATCATATCTTTACCACTATAAATAAAATATTGACTTTGATAAGCATTATCTGGATTATGTTCAAGTATAAAACTGCCGTTATATTTGTTGCTAGAATCTAATTCAAAAAATTTAGTCGTAATTTCTGGTTCGCCAGGAACGACAAATAAATTTTCGTTCGATTCATAGTTCTGAATATTCTGGCTAGGATTTAATTCTAAAATAACATTAGCATTGTCTAAATTATCGACACTTGCTAAAAATGCTAATGTAGCACCTTCATATGTTGTAAAACTAGGAAGCTTAATATAACTTTTCCCATTCTTATTAGTTATGTCAAAATTATCAGCTTGATATACTAACGTATCACCAAATATAGCAATCGTTTCGAGTTTACAACGACTATAATATTGATCGGCTATTCGTTCTAAATCATTTAATTTAATCGATACTAATTCTTTAGTTTTATTAAATTTATTAATCGTTATATCATACATAACTTGATACAAAATTAATAGATCTTGATATAGAATAGCTAATTCATTATTAAAATCTTTTACGTCGAGTTTCGATCCTTTTTGAATATATCGATGTTTAAATAAAGCAAACTGTGTTTCGTAATCTTCGAGCGCAGAATCTAATGAACTTTCATTTAAAAATTCACCGAGAGAAAGCGATTGACTAATTAATTTTTGTTTATAATATTCTAACTTATAAACTTGATCTTTATACATTAGACACCTGCTTTCCTAAACATAATTTAAAATTAGCTAAATATGGAGAATAATTATATGTTGTCGGAATTGTTAAACCAATTTGAATACTTGAAATTGGTTCATTAATATATTCAACATAATTTTCTTTTAATGACGTCTTAGAATATTTAATAAATTTAATTCCGCGTCGATTACTATTAATAGGAACAACATTATATTGTTTACCATTAATAATTAATGTATACGTAACTTCATTTCGTAAATTATTCCTAATAAAGTCAGGAACATATTCATTACAGAATATACCGACAGCAATTGCACGACCAGATTCGATTAAATTTGGAGTCAATCCAGTGCCGTTATTAAATTCTGTTCGACGACCTTCGACCGATGTAATACGAATAACTTTACGAGAAATATTAGGATTAATCGTATTATTAACCTTAATTTTATTATCGTCAATCTTATGGCTATACATCGATAGTCTTACGAATTGTGTTGTCGGAAATACTAAAGCACCAGTACCATATATATACGTAAAATCAGAGTAACTATTATCTTGTTTATTCGGAACGATATCGCCTTTGAACGTCGTATGCCAATTTACGTTATCGTCAGATATTTCGATAGCCGTAATATGAACTTCGCTTGTGTCAGAGAATACGATTTCATTTACGCCATCATTAGATACTGACTGAAATGTAAGTTGAACTTGAACTGGCAAATCATCGATATTTACAATATCAGATTTATTAACAGAATCATAACTAAACAATCGGCTATATTCCCAAAATAAATTGCCGATTGTATCATACATATACGATTCGTTAGACGTATCCATTAAATCTTTTTGCATAACCAAATCAGATTGTTTTGATACGATATAATCGTTACCGACAAAACCATTACCATTAATATTAATTAAGCGTAAGGTAGCCTTCTTCTCATTAACTTGAGAGGCTGTTATACAATTACGATATTGATATAATGTAGATTTAATTGAAAAGTTATTAACTGTTAACGGGATGATCGTATTGAAGTCTGTTATATTTCCGCAAATCATATTAACGTCTTTAACACGTTCTTCTTCGGCCTGAATCTTTTCGTCGATACTTTTAATACGTTCATCGACATCGTACATTAAATTTTCGATTTCACTTACGTTATCGATGACATTCATACTAAGATTTAAAATATCGAACGACGTTTCAAGAACGTTCTGGTTAACGTTATCGTAAGATATTTCTTCTTCGTCATTAATATAATGAGGTTCAAATAATGGTTGATTCGGACTTAATAACGATTTCTTTTTATATACATCAAATTTTTTATCGTCGGCTAATGCTTGAAGATAGGCTTGTCGGACAGTCGTATTTTTTAAATCTTCCATTCGAGTTTTCCTCCATGAGCATTAATAATAATATTTTCAATCTTCACAGGCATATTACCGACATATACATGTTTAATAATCTTCAAATAAATTTTATCGCTATCGACTGCAATGCGTTTTCCTTCAATCGGTACATAAGATACAACTAATTCTTTTTTATTACTAGCAATCTGATTATCGATTACGTTACGATCATTTTCAAAATCTAATAACGTATTATATGTATTATATAATACCATACCGTCTTTCGTTACTTCGTTAACAATAACAGGAGTTGTTTTATTAGCTTGAAAACGTAACGGTAATTTTAAATATAATTTTTCATATATTACTTGTGATTGATTATATGGAATAATAGGTTTTTCTTTATTATTATCAATAATAGAAAATTCAATGCCATAATAATCTTCTTTACGTTGTTGATGTAACGATGTATTTAACGTAACATAATCACATTTACCTATTTGAATTAACTTAGATATTGTGCCAGATATTAGTGTAGCATTATCGTATTTCAAATTTAAATTATTAATACCGAATTTATAATTCGTAATTTGTGTATTAACAATATCAGATTGATTAGCTTTACGAGCTGGAATCGGATGGCTAACAGTACTAATTGTATCTTTATCGTCTAAAACAATACCGATATCTTTAACGGTAAGTTTTTGACTAATCTTAGTTTCTTCGGCCATCGTTTTCTCCTAAATATTTCGTAACATCGTTTTTGTAATAAATTTCAGCCATCTGCTGTTCTTTTGCTTTTTCAGAATTTTGACTAATCGAAAAATCTCCGTAAAAATCATTATCCATAAATCCTTTCGAATGATTAACTCTTACAGATTTAGATTCAGTCGAAGGATTTCCAGATTTTAACGTAACGACTATTAACGAAACTTCTTGTGGTTTAAAATAAGAATTAAACTGATATTCTTGTATCGAGTTATTAATTGTAAAGCTACCGACACAATTAATTAAATCACATGTTACCATATTAATAGTAATCGGTTCTAATAGTTTAATAATAAATGTACCGACTTTTATATTATTCTGAGTAATAGCATTTTTAGAAAAACAAATAACGGCAGACCCATGTTCTTTATCAATATCGACAGAATATGGTTCGACCGCCGAGATATTTTTAAATAAATCGATTGTACCAGATTGCATCGTAACATAATCGACAGTACTAATTGCATTGCCAGTTCGATCTAATATATCTTTACTAGAATCTAGTTCTACATTATATGTAATAAAATTTTTATCTTGATATAACGAATAATTCTTTTCTAAGTTTAATAATTTGTCATTAATATCTTTATACTTTTTATCTATAGTGTCGTTAACATATTTTACTAAATAATCGTTAGCGTCTTCTAATACTCTAATATTTTGAGTGATATTATTTAATGCTACTTCGACGCCATTAAAAAATGTATTAAATTCTTCTGAATCCATAATCTTCGAAGGATCGAGTTGTGGAATATCGATACCTTCTTTTAATATATTTAATTGTTCTTGAAAATCTTTGTTATCTACGATCATTATATTTCCTTAGACAGCAAAAAAGCCGAGGGCATAGCCCCCGGCATATATTATTAAATTATTCGAAATCAGAAGCAAAGCTTACTGTAATCTCTTTAAGAGCGCCCATTTGTTCTTGTTTAGTAACATCACTATTACTCAATTCAGGATTTTCCCAGTATACTTGTACTTCGAAATCGTTATAATCGACTATGCTTTGACCTTCTTCATATAAAGGAGCTTCAAAGATAAGTCGATCGCTTACACCGTCGGCATAAGAGTGGACATCTTTAACGACTTCTGTTAACGGAAGAATAAAACGTTTAAATTGACTTTTGGTAATAATACCATCTTTAAACTTATATTCTCTTGCTTTAATAGCTACGACATAACCGATACGATAAATCGGATCGTTATTATTTACAAGAACTGGAGTTGTAAATGTTACGTCTTCATTATTAAAGCCTTTAACCTTAGAAATGTTTTCACCGATAACAATATCGACTGGCATAGAAATATCTGTTTGATCACCACGACGAAGTTCCATCGGTTTGTTAATTTCAGTCTTAAGACTTAACTCATGCACTGAATTAATTGTAACATTTTTTGCATTTCGTTTCAAGTTTACAGCATCGGTCGTAAATAATGATGGAGAGCTTAATGTACTTGCTTCATATAAACCTTCACGTTTAATTCTTAATTCGACTCTAGCTTTAGAAGCATGTTGAAGTCGACGATTATATACGTGAGCAGAATATAAACCTTCATTAACAGGACTTGGTTGGTTTGTTAATTTTTGTTGTGTTCTAAATAAGAAATATAAATCAGATTTCTTAGTTTCGTCACTTTCTGTTAAAGCATGAGCTACGGCTACGTCAGATTTGCGTTCGTAGTTATAGAAAATATTATTTAACTGAAGATCGTTTTTATTATGATTAATTAATTCGATTTCATAATAATTTTCTGTATTAACTTCCATGAACTCTACGATCAAACAATAACGTGTAGGATCTTGATAATAATTATCTGGAATGATAGGATACTTACCATCTTGTTGGAAACTAAACTTTACATATTGACGTTCGACTGTAGCACTGACTGCTTTAGGTTGAGTTTTTGCAAAGAATTTAAATTTATCGTCGTTATTAGCTTGAGAAGATTTATAAGCAGCTTCCGCTTGCTGACCATTCTTAAATAAATCAACATCTCGAGCATCAATTAAATAACAATTAATAGGACCAGGATTACCATATGCTTTAATACACAATTCTACAGTTTTTAAGAAGCCAGCTTTACCTTCACTAAACTTAAGAGTTGTGGCATAACCAAATCCAGGTTTCATAATTTTAACAAATTCACGATTAGTATCGTCAGTTTCACCAGATGCATATTCTTCATCACCCATTACTGTTTCTAATGGTCGAGCGAACAAAAAATCACCATTAAATACAGCACCATAGGATTTAAATACTTGATAGTATTCTGCATTTTGAAGGATAACGCTATTAGCAATATTACGATCTAACGTTAATTTAAAATTAGCTTTATCGACAGCTGCGACTTGACGTACGCATTGTAATCCTGTAACACTATTAACAATCGCAATAAAATCATACTGAGAAAATTGATCCATATCAGTATTAGCCGGGAAGATCAAAGACTTACGATCTATTTGTACAGTATTTTTAGTATTAGCTAATTCTTTATTTAAATGTACTTGATTAAAATTATGGAAACAATCGTAATAACCATCGTAATAACCGATGTCTTTTACGTAACCATTTTTGGCAAGTTGACCACGAAGCTGATACAATTCATCACGAAGAGTTAAAATATCGTCGCCAAATTTTTTCTTAATATTTTCAGTTCTTGTCGTTAAGCTATTACCTTTCGTAACTGTCATATAGTCAGCTGCAGGTTTACCGCCTAACTTAAGAGCATTATTTACAGTTTCTCGATCACCATCAATACTTACAGCGATGTGGTCGGCAGGAATACTGCCGACTTTATCTACATCTTCTGCTTTAGTATCACTATGATCTGTACGATAAACCAGATTACCTTTTGCGATAACTGTTTCGGTCACAGCATCCATATCGATCTGATTTATTGTAACTTTAGTTAAATCTTGTGCCATTATGTTCTCCTAAACACGATAATCATAAGTGATATAATGTTTTATACTCGTTGTATATTCAGATTTACCTGTACGTTTTTTCCAAGCTTCCATTTTATCAGGATTTTCATACAAGTCTATATATAAAGGATCGTTAGCAAGCAATGCTGCAACTTTTCGATCATTAAACGTAATACAACTTTTATATTTATTTAAAACGTATCCATTTACTATATTACGACTTAATCCTGTAAACAGACCGTTAATATAAAATAAAACTTCGTCTTTTGTTTCGAGAACTTGAGGATCGATATCATAATCATTAATCGGGAATTCTGGAATACGATTATATTTCATTTTAAACGTTTCTTCTTTACGTTTATAATCTTGACGAATCTCGATCGTAATTCGATCTGGATAATTATGATGTACAGTATACGAAGAATCTGTTTCTTGTTTATAGAAAGATTCGTTTGGATAATTACTTGCTGTCGTACCGATATAAGGACGATCAGATTTAATAATTTGAATCGTTTTATTACCGATTAATGTCCAATCATCTTTCGGTAAACGAACACCGTTACGATATACGACTAATCGACCAGGATACAAATACAATTCTGTTTGTGCCGGAATTTCATATACATTCGTACCGATAGAATTTGTATTATCGAGTGTAATAACGTCCATTACCTTAGAAGCACCAACCTCTAATTGTTCGACAGTATAATGAATCTTTTCGCCAATCTTAATATCGTTAGCCGGGCATAAGAACGTAATTGTCGTACCGTCATCAGATTCGACATAATCGACATCGAGTATTTGACGAACACCGTTACGGAAAACTGTTAAAGAATTAACGCGTGGCAAATATTTATCGTATTGCATATGATATGTACGATTAGTCGGATCAGTAGAGTCCAACATAAAATCGCCAATCTTAATAGCATTTTCTGTATCGCCAGCAAACTTATATGCAAAGATATTAATAGAATCTTCAGGTAATACCGGAATATTCATCTTAACAGAAGATACGGTATTTTCATAAGACGTAACAATACGTTTAATATCTTTAAGTTCTTTTTCATTTGCAAGTCGCCATAACTTCTTATAATCATCATAAATTTGAACCGTTGCCGCATCAGTTAAATTATCTGGCATAAATAATACGACTTCGCCATCAGCAGTACTTGGTTGACGATCTTTAGGAGATACTGGAGAAATTAATGGTTGTTGGTTACATAATAATTTACCATTATGGTATACAAGACTATCGCTAAGAGCTCCGACATAATAGGTATCCATAGCACTAGCGCCATCGAATAACCTGTCGTCAGGATCTCTTAATAATAAATATTCTTGACCAGGGAATAAAC